CGACGGCGGCCTTCGGTCGCACGACGCAGGACGTCTCGACGCATTGGGGCGACCGCGTGCGGTGGGAGCTCACGACGCCGATCGTCTACAACGAAGGGAACGGCGCCATCTTCAACGAGCTCGAGCTGATTGCGCTCCCCGGCTCCGTGCCGTTCGGAACGGACCCCGTCATCTCGACGTCGTACAGCCTCGACGGGCTCTCGTGGAGCATCGACCACGCGGTGCGCGTCGGGTCGTACGCGCAGCGTCAGCACCGCATCGCGTGGCGTCGTCAGGGCTTCATGCGGCGCTTCCGCGTGCAGCGCTTTCAGGGCGACTCGTGGGCGCACATCCCCGTCGCTCGCCTCGAAGCCACCCTCGAACCGCTGGCGTGGTGATGGCAATTCGTCGCCTTGGCCTCACCCGCGACCAGCTCGCGAAGTTCCTCGACGAGCACGAGCAGATTCGCCAGTTCGAACTGCTCTTCACCGCCGTTGACGAGCTCCAGACGGAAGGGCTCGACTCGGTGCGCTTCGACGCCGGGGCGTCCCTCGCCGGGGTCAACAAGCTGGCCGGTGTCGTCGCGCAATTGGCCCAGGACGGGGCGATCGAGGCTTCGAACGCACTCTCGGTCGCGCAGGCCGCAGAACGCGCCCTTGTGGCGATTGAGGGCCTTGCGATGGTGGGCGCTACGCTCCCGCCTCCGGTGCCGAAGCGGCGCACCGTCGGGGCATGGCACGACATGACGCGGCAGGTTCCCGCCGTCGTCAACACGGGTCAGCGCGTGCAGTGCGACACGACCGACATCGAGCGCGGCGTCTGGCGCGACTCGTCGCTCGACACGTTCTACGTCGCCGACGCCGGCATCTACAACATCGAGTTTTCCGCGCAGGTCGACTCGAACAAGGGCTCCGACTCCGAGCTCTGGGTCTGGCTCGCCGTCAACGGCTCCGACGTGCCCGAGTCGGCCTCCGTCATCCGCGTGAAGGGCAACGACGGCGAGACCGTCGCGGCGTGGAACTGGATGGTCGAGCTCGCGCCGAACGACTACTTCTCGGTCATCTGGGCTGCGGACAGCCTTCAGACGTACCTCGAAACCTTCGCCGCAAGCGCCTTCGCGCCTGCTATCCCTTCGTTCATTCTCACCGTCACGCAGGAGGCGTGAACCATGGCCGTCACCCCGACCCAGATCATCGCGCCCGCGTTCGTTCCTGACACGAAGGGCACCGCTTACACGTCGACCGCCGTCAAGACGCGCATCGACTACATGGCGTTTCTGAACACGACCGCGAATAACGTCACGCTCTCGGTGTGGCTCGGGCCTGCGGGCGCGTCGCAGCGCATCAAGGACAAGACGATCCTCCCCGGCGAGTGCTACCTCTGCCCAGAGGTCATCGGCGCGCTTCTCATGCCCGGCGAGCTCATTCAGTGGGACGCGAGCGCCGTCAGCGCACTCTACGGCTCCGCGAACGGCGTGACCTTCACCTGAGGACAGATGCGATGATGATGCTCGGAATCCCCGTCGAGAAGCCGTTCCCGTCGACCAGCGAGAACAAGAAGAACACGCTCATGGTCATCCAAGACTGGATGCTCGGCCCCGAGAAGCCGTCGAACGAGCGCGGCGCGAACGCCGAGTACTGGCGCGGGCTCGCGAAGGCGATGCAGGTCGACGAGGCCGAGGCGCGCCGGCGTCGGTGCTCGAACTGCGAGTACTACGACAACACGCCGGGAACGCAGCTCAAGATGGAGCGCATCCCGTGGAACCAGTGGGATGTGGACGCGGGCTTCCGTGGATTTTGCACGAAGTTCTCCTTCGTGTGCCACGACCTCCGCAGCTGCCAGGCGTGGGAAGAGAAGGAGTTCGAGGAGGGATGACCACGCTCGCGGAGGCGGTGCGCGACGACGAGGCCGCGAAGATCGAGCGGCTCGAAGGGGCGATGCTTCAGCATGAGCAGGTCGAGTGTCCTCTCGATCACTTCTTCGCGCATGGCGTCTACGTTCGCCAGATCACCGTCCCTGGCGACGTGCTCCTCGTGGGGCACGAGCACCGCTTCGAGCACGTCTGCATCCTGCTGAAAGGACGCATGACGATCGCGACACCTGGTGGCGTGGAGACCATCGCGGCGCCGCTCACGTTCGTCGCGAAACCTGGTCGGAAGGTCTTCTACACGCACGAGGAGTGCGTTTGGCAGAACATCCACGCGACCGAAGAGCGCGATCTCGACAAGATCGAGGAGCAACTCGTCATCAAGAGCGAAACGTGGCTCGCGCACCAAGAAAACGCAGCCCTCGCGGCGAAGGTGCAGGAGCACATCCTATCTGATAGGGGTTGACCATGGCATTCATCGCAGGCGCAATCATCGGCGGTGCGCTCATCACGGGCGTCGGCGGCTACTTCGCGCAGAAGGCGGCAGCCGAAGAGGCCGCAGGCGCGCAGCGTTCCGCAAGCGAGTCGGCGATCGCCGAGCAGCGTCGCCAGCAGGCCGAAGCGGAGCGTCTCCTCGCGCCGTACATGCAGGCGGGCACGGGCGCGCTCGAGCAGCAGCAGGCACTCCTCGGGCTCGCCGGTCCCGAGGCGCAAGCGGCGGCGATCGCGCAGCTCGAGCAGAGCCCGCAGTTTCAGGCGATGCTTCAGCAGGGCGAGTCAGCGATCTTGCAGAATGCAAGCGCAACGGGCGGCCTCCGCGGCGGTAACACGCAAGCGGCGCTCGCGCAGTTCCGACCGCAGCTCCTTTCGCAGCTCATCCAGCAGCAGATGGCGCAGCTCGGCGGGCTCGCCGGCATGGGCCAGCAGGGCGCGATGGGCGCGGCCGGCTTCGGGCAGCAGAGCGCGGCGAACATCGGCAACCAGTTCACCGCGATGGGGCAAGCGGCCGCAGGCTCCGCGATGGCGCAGGGGCAGGGGATGTCGAACCTCTTCGGCGGCATCGGCGGCGCGCTCGGCACGCTCGGCGGCCTCGGGGCGATGGGCAAGGGTCCGCTTGCGGGCGGCGGGGGTGCCGGGACGGGCGGCGGCAGCATGACGGCAACGGCCAACGCGTACAACGCGATGACCGAAGCGCAACGCAGCAAACTTTACGGGTGATGTCATGGTGCAGCCTCTCAACCAGCCACTCAACTACACGCTCAACGTCCCGAACCCCGCCGAGGCAGTGACGGCGGGACTCCAACAGGGCGTGCAGCTCGCTTCGATGATGGAACGCGCCGACGCGATTGCGGCGCAGCGTCAGCAGACGCAGGTCGAAACGCAGCTCATGCAGGCGAAGGCGCAGCGCGAGCAGGCGCAGCGCGATGCGATCGCGGCGTACTACGACACGCCTCCCGAGAAGCGCACGGCGGCGATGTTCGAGCGCATCCAGGCGACGGCACCGAAGGAGGTCGCTGAGAACATGCGCGCGTCTTTCGACGCGCTCACGAAGGAGCAGCAGCGGCAGAAGCTTCTCACCGGTGCGCAGGTCTTCTCGGCCCTCCGCTCGGGCGACCGCGAGACGGCGAACACGATTCTCCGTCAGCAGGCCGACGCGGCGCGCAACGCTGGCGACGAGGCCGGCGCGAAGGCGTTCGAGAACGCAGCCGAGATGGCGGCGATCGCTCCCGATCAGGCGGAACTCTTCGTCGGGACGTCGCTTGCGGCGCTTCCGGGTGGGAAGGAGTTCCTCGAGAACGTCGGAAAGCAGCAGGAGCAGCGCTTCGAAGCGCAGCTTCAACCGTCGAAGCTCTCGAAGGCTCAGTCCGACGCGCTTCGCGCCGACTTCGAGGCGAAGATCAAGGGCGTCGAGGCCGAGTTCGCGCCGCAGCAGCAACAAGCCGAGCTCGGCGTGAAGAAGGCGAGCTCCGCGAACATGTACAGCCAGATCACCGACCGCGCGAAGCGGCTCAACCTCGACGAGCGCAAGTTCGCCGACGAGTCGGCGCGCGCGTGGACGAATCTCGGGCTCGATCGGGCGAGGCTCTCGCAGCTCCCCGAGCCGATTCGGAAGGAGATCGACACCTACGTCGTCAAGGCAGGCGAGGCGTCGACGGACGCGGCGCGGATGCGTGAGATCGCAAGGCGTTATCGCGAGGAAGTTACGACGGGCGGCCTCCAAGCATCGGCGGGCGAACTTTACGCTCGTTTGACTGGCAAAACCGACGCGATTTCGGATCTTCGTGCGGAGTACGCGCGGATGCGCAACACGCAGGTGCTCAAGAATCTCCCGCCCGGCCCCGCGTCGGACAAGGACATCGCCTTCGCGGCGAAGGGCTTCCCCGACGAGAACGCGAACCCGCAGCAGGTTTCAGCGTTCCTTACCGGATTCGCAAAGATCCGCGAGCTCGAGGCGAAGCAGAACGAAGCGCGCGCCGCGTGGACGTCGACCTTCCGCGGACTCGGCAACGCGACGACGGAGGCGAACGTCGGCGGCGTACAGGTGCAAGCCGGCGAGAAGTTCAACGACTTCGTCAAGCGCTATCAGGGCGGCGAGACGGCTGCGGCTCCGGCGGGGCGTGCGCCTGCGGCGGCGCCTGCTGCCGACGTCCGCGCGCAAGCCGACGCAATCCTTCGCGGGGGTAAGTGATGGCAACCGCTGACGAGTACGCGGCCTGGATTGTCGCCAACGCGAGCAAGAAGGGTACGCCCGAGTTCGAGACGGTCGCGAAGGCGTACGAGTTCGCGAAGGGCGAAGCGGCTGC